GTAGCCCATTCTACTTGATCGCCTTTTGCCTTATGATATGCAGAGGCACGCATAAGAGCGAAGTTTGGAAAGTTATGACCGTCAACGTCTATTAATCCAATGTTCATTACCTATTGTTTTAAATTATTATTCACCCAGCATCGTATTATACATCGCACGCTTCAAATCCGGGCGCCAGACAAGACAAGACTCTTGTGGATCGCAGAAGGTGTCAATCAGACATTCGGCGGCGGTAACAACGCGCTGCCAGTTGCTGCATCCGCATAATCTCATTCTGCGTTTAATAAACTCGTATAAGACAAGACGGTTGTCCACTTCATCCTCATCACAGTATTCTTCCTCGGCTATTTCTTTACGGATGGCAAGAAGTTCCAGTTTATCCTCGTTGTCATCATCCCACTCTGTCCAGCTTTCCTCATTACTCCACCTATTGTTGAAGAGTTCCTCCATCGGAGAAAGCAGATTGTATACTTTCTCAAAGTCATTCTTGGATGCTTTTGCTATTGTTATTTGATGTGTTGCCATATTATTTTTATTCTTGATTTGAATCGGTAGATAGAAGTAAGACGATAGCTGCAATGGCAAAAGTCATTCCTAAGATGGCATACGTATATGACTTAGATGATTTGGATTCTAAGGCAAAATGAAAGTTCAAAGCAAAAAGGATGACATTTAAAACCACAAATATTATATCGAAATAGATTCTCATATTACTTTATTTACTGGTTACTACTAATTTTTTATTCAGTTTTTTATTAGTTGTCTTATTACCCATGCGCGACATACATTACGTTGTCCGGGATGATTGTCATACATTATTGCAGCATCATTAAGATATTTGATAATTTTCTGCATATCTGTTTTGCATACTTCCATTATCCCGATGCTGTTAAGAATGATTTGACCAATTCATTGAAATACATTTCATCGGTCGGAATATCGTCATCAGAGTTCATAATCTCGGATGCGATGGATTTCTTACGGTGAATAAGAGAGTATATCGTATGGTCGATTGTACCACGACCAAGCAGATAATAACAGGTTACATTGTCCTTTTGCCCTATACGGTGTGCACGGTCTTCACATTGACAGCAATCTGCATATGTCCATGCAAGTTCAATGAAGGCTACATTTGAGGAAGCTGTGAGTGTGAGACCAACGCCGGCTGCTTTAATGGAACAGATGATGAGCTGCACATTTGGGTTGTTTTGGAAAGCATCCACAGAAGCCTGTTTGTTTATTGCGCTATCACGCCCTGTAACTGTGACGGCTTTCGGAAATACCTTTTGCAGTTCATCTACAATCTCATGAAGCGAGCAGAACACAATCAGTTTTTTGCCACTGTCAAGGAATGTCTTGATAAAGTCAACAGCTTGTGCAATTTTCCCTTTGGTAGCTAAGGAACGAAGTGTCATGAACTTCACAAGTGCTTCCATACGCATCTTGCGGCGTATTTCCCAATCTGTACATTCTGTATATTCTTGTAGGTATGTAGCGAGATCGGAAGCTGCAAGATTGTATTCGGCACTGTTGGATATATCGACATACAGGTCTACTCGTGTTTTGTCAGGTAGCTGGGGAAGTACCTTTGCTTTTTCACGGCGTATCATGCAAGTATCATAGAGTTGCCGAGATAGTTCGGAAAGTGGTACAGCCGGTTCCGCATCCTTGTCTTTCGGGTCAGTGCAATAGTCAGCTATGAATTTTCCGCGACCGCCAAAGTCGTTTAATCTGTTCATGATAGAAAGTTGCGCTATCAAATCCTCCGGACGGTTGACAACGGGGGTACCTGACAGGAGTATTATCCATTCCTTGCCAACAGACAAACCTTTGGTAAAGATTGTTTGCTGTGCAGACGGGTCTTTCACACGATGGCTTTCGTCGATGATGATTGATTTGAACATCTGTATTTGAGGACAGAATACAACATCTTTGAGACGGAACTGCTTACTTTCCGCTTTGATGTCCCAAACAAAATATTTGCGCAAACTTTCGTAATTTACCACTGCTACCTGATGCACTCCCATAGATAACAAGTAATTCCATGTTGTACGTACAGCATTGTCAAGAACGACCGCAGATTTATCCGTGAATTTCTCGAACTCGCGTTGCCAGTTGATTTTGAGCGAGGACGGGCAGATAACAAGACAAGGATATGCATTGGCTGTATCAACAATGCCGATACTTTGCAATGTCTTTCCTAATCCCGGTTCGTCACCGATAATAAGACGGCGGTGTTCCAGTCCATAAACTATACCTTCACGTTGATAGTCGTATGGTTCAACGCGCAGATGATGTTTGAGTCCGTTCATTGTTGTATTTCCAACCATTAAGTTCATAAACACGTTTCTTTGCTTTCTCACGATCGTAGAAGATTGGCTCACTAAGTACCGGAGAGGCTGACTGAAAGCTATCTGTTACCTCTGTATAGCGGTATATGCGGAATCCTCGTCCGTGTGGAGTGTAATGATATTGTCCTACCTGTGGTTTCATTTGAATTCTTCTATTTCTGTGATTAAATCATCTTTGTCAATGCCTTTGATATACTTATTGAGAACAAGGTCAATGCATTGGTTATAGAATTTCTCAAATTCGTGTTGTTCCATGGCGGCAAACGATATACTGAGATACTCTATTTCATGTTCACCATATTCATTGAGAGTATTAGTGAAGTAGCCAAGGTCACGTTTGAATCGGCGAAGCATATCCTGTTCATTATGTATGTGCCACTTCTCGACTAATGGCAGGGGCAAATTGTCGAAAGTAAGGCGTACCAAAGCGAAAAACTTTTTGTGGTGCTCATAATTGCGTGGATTGCTTACCTTACACTTGACTACATTACCAATCTTCAAGTGTTTCTTTAGTTCGAGGTCTGTATTATATAGAGGAACTAATCCATATTGAGTTACTTTGCAATATATGTCCATTGTTAATTGTCTTGTGGAGTTAAACACCAGTATTGGAAAGCCAATTCTTCATATTTCTCGCGTCCACGGTTGTAGACCTTATCATCCCGATTGATGAACTTCTTGAATACTTTGCAGTTCTTTTTGCTGATAGCATAAATGAAATCACGGTTGGAACCTGCAATGTCCATATACCAAGCACGACTCCTGTCCCAATCGAAGAAGTCAATCGCTTCTTCAAACTGTTGCTGTGTTGAGGCAAATGTGGTTTTAAGATCACCGCCAAAAAGGCCGAGCCACCAATCCCACTTACATCGTGTATCAAGCGAAAAGGGGAAGCCACAATAAGTAAATTGTTGTTGTGTGTTTACCATGAAACGCTGTGTTTCGGCATAACCAAGCACTTTAAAAAGGAACTCATCGTGGCGTGCTTCCATGCGAAGTGCTTTCTGCATTTCTTGTGCATGTCGGAACTCATCTTCGGTATATTGTTCATCATCTACTGTTAGGCGGTAGTAGTCTACCCGTGCAGGTTCGGTAATAATTGCATCTACCAGCGAGCCGAAACGAAATGCAGCTTCCTTATCACCGAATTGCATCCGAGGATGGAGAATGTTTTTTAGTTCGGTGAGGTCAGAGTTACTAACCTCACTACGATTGTAATATGTATCAGGATTGTGACTCATGGTTACTTTGCTTTCACATCGTCAATATATTGTACACTCTCATTTTCAATATAGACACTATCCTTGTTAGCCAGTTTTTCACAGAACGTAATTTGTTTTTTGAATAACTTACTCAACTCTTCAACCGAAAGTGTGCACCCTTCTTTACTCCACCACATTGAGAGTATTGGCATGATACCTTCAGGATTAAGTAACTCTATCTTTTGAGTGACTTTTACTTTGGGTTGATAATTCTGCATAGAAGCCTGTTCAGAAAATAATCCGTTCATTTCAGCTTGCTGGCGTGCCATTTCCGCCTTTTGCTTTTCTTCCTCTTCTTTGCGTTTGCGTTCTGCCTCTCGCTCTTCGGCTTCCTTGCGTTGGCGTTCTTCCATTTCAGCTTTGACACGTGCAGCTTCGGCCGCATCAGCTTGTGCCATGCGTTCGAGGTTTGTTTTCTTTGAGGGCAGACGGTCAAGAATGAAATCCTTGTTGTCTTGGATTTCTGCAGTGTATTGTTCGGTAAATTGCTTACCAAGGCGTTCCTTTGTGTCAGTTTCAAATTGTCGAAGCTCGTCTACCGAAATATTGGCAGGTATACGGATGAGAGTATGAAGATTATGTAACCAGTCAGCAGGAAGAGAAACCGAAAAGTTCTTTACCTCACTGTACACTGTGTTATAGTTCTCGAGCGTAACACTGTTATCCTTTGTAGTGAGCCAATTGATGGATTGATTGAGATATGTTTGAAATTGTGCCTTAAAATCCCCTTCAATGTCTTGTCTCAATTTTACACGGGCTTGTTCCGCTTGTTGACGTTTGTACTCTTCCTGACGGCGTTTTTCTTCTTCGGCACGTTTCTTTGCTGCATATTGGTTACGGTATTGTTGGAGTTTATAGGGGATAGTATCAACTTTGGTGGGGTCAATAGCATTCTCTATTACCGTAAACTCTCGACGGATGTCATCAAAAAGTTTTGTGACAGGCGAACGTTTCTCGTTCATCTTCTTGACTGTTTTACGTGCTTTTTCGATGAAAAGAGCTGCCTCTTTATCAAGTTCGTCAGTCATTCCACCATTAGTTGTAATGGTATTGAGTATGGATTGCCCGGCACTGATACATCTTTCACATGACAGCTTGTTGTCACTATATGATTGTGGAGCAGCAGACACTATGGTCTGTATATTTTCCTGCTTGATGATTACTAATTCTGAAGACATATGTACAATGTATTAAGGTTAGAAAGTATCATCGTTATCTCCTTGACTTGCTGGGTCAATAGTTACCCCTGCCGACATATCAGGTTGAGGTGCAAAATGCTGTTCTTCCTGCTTTTCCTGTGGTTCGGGTTGCGTGGTGTCAATTCCACTGTAAGGATCGAAACCTCCTTGCGGGTTATCAATTATGTCAGATTCCATGACTGAACCTTTGCCGATATTGATTTTAGGATAAGTCTTGAAAGCGTGTTTGATACACTTTGCTATAAGGAACCCCGTATCTATCTGACCGTCCTTGTCGTAGAGTTCATTGGGTCTTGTTACCCACTTGTTTTCTTTGCGGTCGAAATAGGTGTTCTGCTTGTCGGAATATCCTTTCAGGCGCATCCAATCTTGTTCCGTCATGACGGAGTAGTCGATAGAGCCATCTGCACGGGTGATTTTCATGAAGCAGGCGATAATCTTATTCGACTTACGGGGAAATGCGGACATGTAGTTTACTACTTTTTGTCCGTTCTGTTCGCCATATTGGAAACTGTCGCCTTCGTAGACGATGATAGGATTGTCGGAGTGGCGTATCTGTCCGGCATTTTTGCGGAGTACCAGTTCTCCGTAGCCGGAAATGGTAAGATTGCAAACTTTTTCCCATACATCGCTACCCTTGTCGTTCGTTCCTATCTTTACAGAACGAGGGATGAGGTAACAGAGGGCCTGTGCTCCCGTGGCAAGGGTTAGCCCCTTTACCGCAAGGTCAATGAATGCGTAGAAGATAGAAGTCCCGGAACATTCACGGAGGTTTGATTTGTCTCGAAGCTGTTGGTTGAAATAGATAGCCTCTCGCTCGTAGACCTGTTCACCTCCCTCTTTCCAAATGGAATTGTACACGCTGATGAACTGGCTACGTACACGTTCGTTACGTATTACTTCGGTTGCTTTCATTTCTTGCAACTCTTTAGCCAATGAAATAGCATTGCTCATAATTAAAAATTTAAAAGGTTTATAATACAGTTTGCTTTTGTGATCCGAAGCAGATTTGAACTACTACTTTCTATTGATGTGCTTCCTACACTATCGGATCTGGTTGTCATTTGAAATAGTCTTGTTGTTTTTGTTGAAGGACGCGTAACTCTACTGTGCGATATTCAACTTTGCCCGGGCGCTTACAGGGATTTATCTTACCCTGCTTGCGCCATCTATCCA